AAAAGAACTGTAAAAAACTCACCAAAGAAATCACCAAAGAAATCGCCAAAGAAAACAATAAAGTTAAAAATAATAAGTAGAGAAGAAATGAAAAAAAAAATTGATTTAAAAAAATCAACAGAAAAAGTTACAGAAGCAAACATGAAAAATAACAATGAAAAATCATACAATGAGGAATTTATAAAAATTATGGAAGAATTGGCTGATATAATGAGTCGTCAAGGAGAACCATTTAAAGCAAGAGCATATAAAAAGGCTTCAGAAAGTATTATGGCTTACAACGAACCAATATATAATGCGAAACAAATAGAAAATTTACCTGGAATAGGGAAAACAATAGTAGAAAAATTAAATGAATATGAAAAAACAGGTACTTTAAAAATATTAGAGCGAGAGAGAAAAAACCCATTAAATACTTTTACAAATATATATGGAATTGGTCCTAAAAAAGCAAAACAGTTAATAGAATCAGGAATAGATACGTTAGAAAAACTTCGTGAAAATGAGACTAAACTAAATGATACCCAAAAGATTGGTTTAAAATATTACGATGATTTATTAAAACGTATACCTCGTGATGAAATAGAATTATACAAAAAAAAAATAGAGGAAATATTCAAAGAAGTGGTCCCTGAAAAATCTAAATTTGATATTGTTGGTAGTTATAGACGTGGTGCAAAATCATCAGGTGATATTGATATAATAATTACAAATGATGATGATAATAAAAAAACATTTGATATATTATTAGACAAAATGGTAAAAGAAAAGATAGTAGTAGAAGTGTTAACACGTGGTAAAACAAAAAGTTTAACTATTGGACAATTAGAGGATAAGACTCCACGAAGATTAGACTTTTTATATACATCACCAGATGAATATGCCTTCGCAACATTATATTTTACCGGAAGTAAAGCATTTAATACTGTAATGAGATTACGTGCATTAAAATTGGGATATACATTAAATGAACATGGATTATCTGAATATAAATCAGGAAAGAAAGGTAATAAAATAGATTTTGTACCCAAAAATGAAGAAGAAATATTCACATTTTTAAAAATGAAATATAAAGAGCCAAAAGATAGAATAGATGCGAGATCGGTAGAGCCCATAAATGAAGATGTATCATTAAATACGTCATTAAAAACAACACCAAATGCACCACCAAATACTCCATTTGATTCTCCACCAAAAACCCCACCAAAGCCAACAAAAAAAACACTAAAAAATAAGATAACTTATAAAACAAATATAAAAGAATTCAAAGAAAATGGTATTGATGCGTTGCATTTATTAACAGAAAAGGAACTATCTGAAATAATAAAAAAAACAACAGCTGCATATTATAATGAAAAACCGTTAATGACTGATAATCAGTATGATATTATTAAAGAATACATTGAAGAAAAATATCCAAATAATGAAGCTATAAAGGAAATCGGTGCTCCGGTAGAAAAAAATAAGGCTAAATTGCCCTATAACATGCCTTCAATGGATAAAATAAAACCTGATACAAAAGCACTAGATAAATGGAAAGAAACATATAAAGGATCTTATGTATTATCAGCAAAACTAGATGGAATAAGTGGTTTATATACAACAGAAGATAAAAAACCCAAATTATATACACGTGGTGATGGAACAATTGGACAAGATATTAGTCATTTAATACCTTATTTAAAATTACCAGATACAAAAGATGTAACAATACGTGGTGAATTAATAATAAAAAAGTCCAAATTTATTGAAAAATATAAAGGAGAATATGCGAATCCTAGAAATATGGTAGCTGGTGTAACTAACAAAAAGAAAATAGATGCGTCACAAATATTAGATATAGATTTTGTAGCTTATGAAGTAATCAAACCGGCATTAAAACCGAGTGATCAAATGAAATTTCTAGAAAAGAATGATGAAACTGTGATAACCGTTATAAATCATATGGAGGAAGATATAACAAATGAATTATTATCAACCTTTTTAGTTGATTGGAGAGAAAATTATGCATATGAAATTGATGGTATAATAGTAACAAATGATAAAATATACGATAGAGACAATAAAAATCCTGATCATGCATTCGCCTTTAAAATGGTATTATCGGATCAGGTGGCTGAAGTAAAAGTATTAAATGTATTATGGACGCCATCAAAAGATGGGTATTTAAAACCTCGTATACAAGTAGAACCTGTTACATTAAGTGGTGTTAAAATAGAATATGCTACAGCCTTTAATGCATCATTTGTAGAAGATAATAAAATAGGAGTGGGTGCTTTAGTAAAATTAGTCAGAAGTGGAGATGTAATACCTCATATAATGGATGTGATTGAACCAGCAGAGCAAGCAAAAATGCCTGATATGCCTTATAAATGGAATGAAACACATGTAGATATTATGTTAGAAAATCCAAGCGATGACAAAATAGTAATAGAAAAGAATATTACTGGATTTTTCAAAGGTCTTGAAGTGGATGGAATGGGTCCAGGAAATGTGAAGAAATTAATAAAAGCAGGATATGATAGTGTAGCAAAAATTATAGCCATGGAGATTAGTGATTTCTTGAAAGTTGAAGGGTTTAAGCAAAAAAAATCAGATAAAATTTATACATCTATACATGATAAAATAAATAAGGCATCATTATCTGAATTAATGGCTGTATCAAATATATTCGGACGTGGATTTGGTATTAGAAGAATTGATCCAATATTAAAAGCGTATCCAAATATATTAATATCGAGTGAATCACAAGATGCGAAAATTGAAAAGTTATTAAAAATAAAAGGCATTGAAAAAAAGACAGCTAAAAAATTTGTTGAACATATAGAAAAATTTATTGAATTTATGAATAAAGCGAAGTTAGAAGATAAATTATCAGAAATAGAGACAAAAACACCGGAAAAAATAGATGAGTCCAATCCTCTTTATGGTAAAAGTATAGTTATTACAGGATTCAGAGATAAGGTATTAACCGAAGAATTAGAAAAAAGAGGTGCAAAATTATCATCAGCTATAAGCAAAAATACATTTTTAGTTATTGTGAAAGATCTAGATGATATTACCGGTAAAATAGAAAAAGCAAAAGAAAAAGGGATACCAATTAAACAAGTAGAAATTTTTAAACAAGAATATAATTTAATCTAAAATAATTATAAATCGTATTACATAAATGTAAAATGTATTTCACAAAAAAATTTATTATAAGTATTACATTAATGTAGGTAATAACTATATTATATGAAATCTATTTAAAACATAAGCTTTAGCTAATATATAATGAATACAGGTTTTTTTGCTCTCTTAACATTTTTCTCATCGGTTGGTGTTGTTTTTTCTTATAGTAATGATACAACTGTAGATCATCATTGGGTGAAATTTCAATCATTTGTTGGTAAATTTGAACGTAAATATAGTAATATTCGTGAATTAATTGAACGTTTTGAAATTTTTAAAGATAATTTACACTATATTGAAACTGAAAACAGTAAAAATTATAAATTCACTCTTGGAGTTACAAAATTTACTGATTTAACACATGATGAATTCAAAACGTATAATGGTTTATCATTAGAAGGCCCTTTCAGAAGCCCATGTGGTAAATATACTTTTTTAAATAAACAAACTTCTGATTCTTATGATTGGCGTGAACATAATGCAGTAACCCCAGTAAAAGATCAAGGACAATGTGGATCATGTTGGTCATTTAGTGCTACTGGAGCTATGGAAGGAGCATGGGCAATCAAAAACTCTGATTTAGAAAGTCTATCTGAACAACAATTAGTTGATTGTTCTGGTAAATATGGAAACCATGCGTGTAACGGAGGATTAATGGACGGTGCTTTTGAGTATGTAATTGATAATGGAATCTGTTCAGAAAGCGCATATCCATATGATGCTGTTAAAGGTGAATGTGACGAATCATGTAAAACAATTGTTACTATGACTTCATGTATTGATGTAACTCCTAATAATCAACTCCATTTAAAAGAAGCTGTATCAAATGGTCCAGTTTCAATTGCGATTGAAGCTGATAAGCGTGCATTTCAAATGTATACTGGAGGAGTTTTGACTGGGGATAGTTGTGGAACTAATCTTGATCATGGTGTATTAATTGTTGGATATGGTGAAGAAAGTGGAACTCCATATTGGTTGGTAAAAAATAGCTGGAGCAGTTCATGGGGAGATGGTGGATATATTAAAATTGAACGTAGCGATAGTGAAGATGACGCAGGGGTTTGTGGAATCGCAATGCAACCTTCTTATCCAATTGTTTAAATTTTAAGAAATATTTTATGAATAAAAAAATAATTTATAATATGATAATTATAAATTATTTTTCAAATAAAAAAGGGGTTTCCCTTTCTTTTTTTTTATTGTTTTTCTTTTTTATTTAGTTAATTGTTACAAGTCAAATTTATCTATTACCTTACCGTTTTCGTTTATTCGTCTATTCCGCATCCATCATCTTTTCAATCTCATCCATCATTGCAGCATCTTGGGGACTTACCTCCACTGCATTAGGATTTTCAAACCCATGATCATGACCATAGTAGGCATTCATAACACCATGACCATGTGGTGCTTCAATAAGAGGAGGTACATGTTCATTCCATTGATGATAATATCCTGGCTGCATATACATCATTGGGTGCTGTATCATTTGTTGCTGTTGCATCAGTTGTTGATGATGCAACATCATTTGATGATGATGATGATAAACCGATTGTTGCTGATAAACGGATTGTTGTTGAACAGGTTGCTGAACAGGTTGCTGAACCGGTTGTTGAACAGGTTGTTGAACAGGTTGCTGCTGAATTGTATTAGCTGGTTCATCTACAGTAGAAGTCTCACTCTTAGATGTATTAGGAAGAAGAATCCAATACCAAGGATCATCGTAAACAAACTTTGCTTGAGTATTAGGATCCTCAATATTTTCCTTAAGATTCATTGCAGCAGAGTTTGTATCATTCCAATGGGAAAACCATACAAAAACCATATTGTATTTATCACCCTTGGAATTTTCCTTTGAAATAAAATCCACACGAGAAACTTCTCCAATATCCATTTTGGTAAAGATGTTGCGAATCTTATCTTCAGTAATGTTGGAAAACACACGAGGAATGTAAACGGAATAATTAGACGCCATTATGTAGTTTTGAAAGTGTTGCTTAATGCTTTTGCTTTATTAGTATGTTTAAAAGTATTTAATAAAAAATTGCTTCAATTTTATTTTCTAATCCATTTTTTTATGATATAGCCAGTTTATTTGTAAACTGTCTATAAATTTTATTTTTAATAATTGTATTTTCCCTATCATTTTCGTCCATAATTTTGTTCATAGTATCTGTATAAATACTTGAAAATGTTTCTTCATATAATTTATCTTTATTTTCATCAACATATGTTTTAAATTCAATATATATTTTTTGTTTTATGGATGTAATCAAATTTTTTAACAGCGTTCCATTTAAAATACTCCATCCATTATTAAAAATATACAACGTATCTTTTTTTTCTTCAAAACATTGAATACAACTAGTATTATTTGATTCTATTAATTGAATAATTATATAGCAAATACTATCCGAAAAGTTATTTTCAATTATATAATGAATATAATTACGTAAAATACAAATAGACTTAATAAAATCATCAAATATTTGATCACATTGAATACTTTTTTTCAAATAATCTATAGGTGTACATTTATTTTTAACAACTATTGAATTGTATTTATTTTGAAGTGTATTGTATTTTTTATCCAATAGGTCATATTTTTTATTTAAATTCATAAGTAGTATATACATTTCTCTTTGAGATGGTATAAAATCATCATTATTGTTATTTATAACCGAACATATAGAAATATGTTTATCAAAACATGTTTTTCTTTTAAATTCTCTAGAACATGTGGAACAATAGAAAGATTCTTTAGAATTCATAATAAATATTTAAGATACATTTAGATTACAATCAAATTATATATTCAATTTTATATTTTTATATTCTTATATATTATATGGTTGAATGTACAGATTGTAATGATATGAAGGAAAATGAGTTATATGGAATAAATTATTTAAAATATGGTCCTAATTTTCAGTTATATATGATACCTGCACTTGATGATAACGAAAATCCAGATGGATTAAAAATGCAACATTGTTATACAGAAGAACCAAAAAGAGTTACTAGATGGAGTAGTTGTAATGGTCCGTATATGAGAGAAAATAATCAAAAAAGAATATGGAATACTGTACGTGTACCATCTTCAGAATATACTATGAACAAAGGTGCATTAACCGTATATAGTGGTAAAAAATCATGGAATAGTCAAAGTGATAGAAAACAATATTCAAATACTATTAGAGATGTTCCTTCTCATGGAAATTCAACAAAAACATCGCTTACAAGATGCAGACCAGGAGCATGTAGCGCGAAAGGAAAAGGTGTAGATATTAAACATAACAGTTATGATAGATATTTAGCCAAATTAAAGGGTAGGGGACCATTAAGAACCCAAAAAAATAACGTTAATCCAGCAATACAAGGTAATAAAACAAAATCATATGGTATAGCTTATTCTAGCCTTTGTTACTGTTAATTTTTTAATAAGATATATATATATATATATATATATATATATATA